CCTGGTATGCGCCGTAGATAATATCCTTTGCGTTCGGGTTGATTGAATCGCAGAGGTCGGGTATCCCGGTAGATATTTCCTGAATATTGCCCGTGCCATCGCACGCATAGAAACGATTATCCCCGCCGTAGAAATATACCAGGTTATTAGCCGAAATAATGCTATGGCCGGCAGAACATCCGATTTTATCGTTTATTCTCTCAACCCGGAATACCAGGTCGCCGCCTATCGGATATGCCCGGAAAATAGACCGTTCCTTAAAAATCAGCAGATAATCGCCTGTTTTGGCAAATCCGCTTATCGGGTCGTCTCCGTCAAGTGATATTTCCCCGGCGTCCCCATTGGTAAAATCTTCCAGGTATCCTAATCTTGACCATTGAATATTTGACGGATAGTTTGCGAGGTTGCCTAAAATAAGATAGCGGTAATATTCGGTTACGTATTTCGCTATGCTGGGAGAGCCGCCTAAAACAAGAACATTGCCGGTCCCGGACCACTTCTTGATTGCGTCAACGCCATTGGCAAAAACGAAGGTGTCGTTAAAATGGCAGAATGACCACAAGTCCCCTTCGTCTCCCGTAAAAGCCGTAGCCCCGGTTATGTCCGTCCAGGCTGAAACCCCCCTGTACCACACGCCATCTTTGGTAGCCGTTATCAGGTGTTTGGTGAGGTTGCGCATACGGTATTGGGTCAGCATAAGCAAGGGGTCGGTAATCGTATCTGCGTATAATTCCCCCCTGCCCTGCATACGCTGAACCATTCCGTCTTTATAAATCATCCACTCAGACTCAGCGGCAAAGGCGTCCGGTAAGAGTATCCCGGGCCTGTTTTGCTTAATCCCTCCGACTGGTGAAATTATGCTGTATTGCCTCATTTTTTCTTTCTGCGTTTTACCTTATTTTGTATCAACTGGAATTTCACCTTTTGCCACTAAACTTTTAATTGCTATCGCCCTGATTTCCGCTTGTATTTTCGCTTCTACTTCTTGTGCCTTTTTAATATCATCTATTGCTGTTTGTATTTCTGCGGCGGTTATCTTCGGCTCGGCGGATGAGGAATTAAGAATAGTTACTGTTCCATCTTTTTTTGTTTCCAATCCGCTACACGAAATCCCCTTATCCCGTAATACAGCATAGACCGCCTCGTGGACAAGGGGGTCGCTTGAAATTGCTACCCCGACATCTAATGGTCTATCAACCTTGACCGTTTCCTGTGCAATAGCAATTCCGCATAAAAAGAATATAATTATTAACAAGTATAGTGATTTCATGCGCCTCCTTAATTAATTTAATCCCCTGATAATCCTTAGTTTTCTATGACAGGTTGCGCCGTCCTGGTAACTTGTTCCGCTGCTGGTTCTCCATTGAACTTTGAACGTATGACTTGCGGCATCTACCGCACCAGTCCATTGTAAATACGCCGCCTGACCATACCCCCCTGCCGATTCTTCTGAAATGATTGCAGTATCTACCGCAACACCTTCTTTCATTAAACAAAGCGTTGTAAAACCAGTATTAAAGTTTTTTATGGTAGCAAAAAATGTTACATCAACATTACTTGCGGTAAATGTATCCGTATAGGTTATGTCCGTCATATCAACAAGAGAGGTGGAAGCGGTGGAAATATTGGACGTGCCTACGACGGTGTCAACCTGCACGCTACCAAGCAATGGAACTTGAATTGCTATCTGGTCATCTACATACTTCTTTGGGGAAAATTCCCTGTCTAAAGTCGGGGCTTTATAAACATCAAGGCCGTGAACAAATCGGCTGTCAAATACGGTGTCGTCATTAAAATTAGCGGTATCGGAAAAAGTTGTCTCTGCGGAAAAAGTCTTGCTTCCGGCTACCGTTTGGTCGCCGGTCATTCTTACCATTTGCGAACTGTCAAGTCCCGTGCTATCGGTTATCCTGATTGCCGTTCCGGTGGCGTCCGGCCTAAAATAAAGCGTCGGTTTTCCACCAGTTGACTTCTGATAGAGGATACCGACATTAAGGTAAGTGTCCGGGTCGGTTGATTGCTGGAGAAGGTGAAGATATTTATGGTAGCCGATGGTATCGGTTCCGGTAGTGTCTAACGTTTGCCAGGCGTGGTCAGCCCCTAATCTTTCCTGCAACTGGACTTTTAACTCACGCATACGGTCATCGCCGGATGATACGGCTTCCGAACCAAGAGGAAGGGTATTATCCCAGGCGGTAGTCCAGGCCGAGAAAGAATTTATCGGTCGGAGAAAGGGTAAAATCATCAGGGCAACAATGCCGAGTTTGCTTATTCTGCACCAGAGTTTATGCCACGCCTTATTGTATCGGGTTTTTTCCATCTTGCCGCAAATCTCTACCGAGAAGTCGGTAATGAAATATTGGAGTAAGTCTTTTTTAGTTACCTTTTTAGGTTTAGACATTTGCCTCCTCAATAGTACCCTGCAACCGTTTCCGTCTGCTCATCCATTACCTTACTGGCCAACATCGCTAATTGAGATTCGTAAACTTTATAGTGGATTGAGTTTTCATCCGGCATACCAAGTTGTCCGCCCATAACAATAAAACAAACCCCTGAAGTCACGCACTCTTTGAAACGGTCGTCAAGTGAAATGGTAGCCAAATCCGACGGATGGGTATATTGATAATAAACCGTCGCCGTATATGCGGCATTGGGTATCGTGTAGGGATAAATCAGGGAATTATCGGTCGCAAATTCGGACGGTTCCCCGGTGTCTGCGTCAGAAGCGGCATAGGAAAGATACTGTTTGAACGGTATTCTTGCCAGCGGTTCATTCTCGCCGGAGGTACTGGAAGTCAACCTCTCGGTAATATGCAGAATCCGGGTGGCGCCGGTAGGAAAGGCAATACTACGCATACCGGAAGCCCAGGACTGGCTGGCGGTAGTCTTTAAGAAAGCGTGTCTGGCGGTTGCGTCAACCAAGATTGCCAGCAGTTCAGCGTCAATATCGGTTAAATCCGTGCGCCCGGTGCGTGTCTTTACGGAGGCAAGTATCTCGGCTTTAGTCATTGATGACTCCTTGAGTGTCCGGCAAGTCCAATCCTGCTTTTACATACCTTGCCGCAAATACCGCACGTGAACCCCTTCTCGCCCTCTCCTGCGGCTTTTTCCGGCTCGGCTAGTATCTCTGCCTTACCTGGCGCATTATCTACCGCCACATACGAACCATCGGCTAACAGATGGTCTATGGCTGCCTGGTCGGAAACAATGCACTCTGGCGTAAACCGATAGAGTGAATCTTTGAAACTGACCGATGATACCCCGCTGGCTCCGGTATATTTAAGTTTCATTTTAATTTAACGGGGTTTCCGTCCCGGCCTCATCCTGGATATATGCCTTTGCGTCTACGCTGTTCCAATACAGTTTTACATATCCAGCCGTAGGCGCAGACGGTTTACTTGTAACAGACTTGATAACCAGAGGGCTGTCTGCTGTCAAGGTATCTGTTACCTGAATATTGGGGCTGGAAAGTATCCCTGTCGTTGTTATCGTTCCGTCCGGGGAATTGGTAATTGTTTCCCCATTCTGCAACCTGATGTCTGCCGTTGCGTAAGTTACCGGGCTGTAAGCCCCGATTGCCGCGGAATACAGGTCAAGTCCATAGTTAAATGCGTTTCCGGGCGTGCTGGTTAGATACCGGACTCCGTAAGCGGCTCCCGCACTTGTTGCCCCGGAATCGCCGTCAAGCAAAGCGATAAATGCGGCGTCGGCGGTCGTGGTTAAATCGCCAATCCAACCCAATACTCCGCAGGCCGGATAGGTCGTAGCGTTCGTTCCGGTGATACCATACATCCCGGTTACAGCCGCCATATATGCGTCCGTTGCGGCAATGTTCGCACCCAATAACTTACTGTAAGAAGTCAGACCGTAAGAAGGTGCGGTTGTTCCCCAAGTGCCGGAGAGGGTCAATTTATCGTAAGCGGCGATTGCTGTTACGTCCGTTGAAACGGCCTGGGTTACGTTCAAATCGTTAAAATTACCAGCCGCCATACTATTAGCACCGATAGCCGTTCCATCAATCGTTCCGCCGTTGATGTCAACGGTTGTCAATATACCGGCGTCGGCAACCGTTCTGCCGGCATTAGTCCAGTTATTACCCATACTGAAACTTGAGCCGTCGTCAGCCGAAATACTGTCAACCTTGATGTCGCCAACATTGGTAATACTGGAATCGGAAAAACTGGTATTGAATAAGGTTGAACCGCTTGTTACGCCAAGAGTGCCGATGGTAGCGGTCGTGGCCGAAAACGTAACGGTGGCCAACTGTTGAGAGGTAAATTGCGTCTTCGGAAAGACAATGCGGTGATCGCGCGGAGTAATGCCGGCCTTCTTAATCTTGGTCGTCAGGGGATTATCATAAACCACCACGTCGCAGGTATTGGCCCCGTAGAAAAATTTAACCTGGCCGGTAACGGTAATCGGGTTTGCAAGCGATACCTTGCCGTTGGGGTCGGAGTAGATTGTTTCGGCAGTAGAGCCGGAAGCCGCTTGTACCTGAACCACAATACCGCTTGTCAGGGCTGCTCCATCTTCATCATAGACATCAAACGTATAACTGTTTAAGACAGCGTGCGCCAATGTTGGAACAAGTAACGCTATTGCCAGAACCATCAATCCTATCCATTTTTTCATTTGTGTATCCTCCTTAGTTCGACGCCGTATCGCTTTCGCTCAGGCGCCGAGGTCAATCTAATTCAAGTTGTCCGAGAGGTCCATAAAATACAGCAAATCCCAGGACGTGCCGTCGTAAATCCAAGTTGTCATATCCCCAGCGGCGGTTACAATATCAGTAGAACCGCCAATCAGCCCGGAAGATGTAACGTCAAAGGTGATGGCGCCTTTTGACTGAACCACCAGGACTTGACCGATAGTCAACGCAGCTTCACTTAAAGCGGCCCCAGATAAAAAATTATTGATTGTTGCCGTAGTCGTCCCGGTCTTATAGAACGAACCGGTAACTACCGGGTCGGTGTCCTCATCGGTAAATTCCTGCAATCCGCCGGTCATTAAAATCGGGTTGTAGGTTGCCAGCTGCGGGAACAAAATCCGGTGGGTGGTAGGTGCAACACTCGTTCTTTTAATCTGGGTTGTTAAAACAGGCGAGTCGTAAATCAGGAAGTCGTAAAGCCTGTCCCCGCCCCAAAATGATATATCCCCGTCTTCGGTGGTAAACGGAGGTGTAATCAAGCTGTCATTTTGGGCGCTATCATACAGCGTTGCCGCAGTCGTGGTCCCGGCCGAATAGACTTGGACCACAATCTTGTTACTGCCTATCGGCACTCCGTCTTCGTCAACTACGCTGAAATTGTACCGGACGTTGTACGAAGCGGAGTAAACGATAGTTGCGATAGCCGCAACCAGAACAGAACAGGCTACAGCCATCAGAAGTAAAAACTTTAGTTTGCGCATACTTTTTGCCTCCTGTTTCCGGCAGGGAGAAGCATAGAAAGGAGGTGAGGCCAAACTTACCTCTCCCTGCCAGGTTTCACTTGCTTATTTCCTTAGGAATCTGGCGTTGCCATTGTATCTACGCAAATTACCCCAAAATCCTCGCTGTTGAACTCGGTTTTGCCGATTCCGTAAATGACATCTGTTGCCACACCGGGAACCCGGCCGTAGTCAAAATCCTTTTCATACCATCCAGGATATTGACCGTAACCGATTACCGCCGCCTGCGCTCCGAGGAACAAAGCACGGCCAACGGTGTAGGTGCTGGAAATCGTGTCGCCGGATTCAAAGTAACCGGCCGCCCCTGCTCCGCCACCGACCTTCGTAATTATGCCGTCGTGGACAAAAACAGCCACGCCGTCATACGTTCCCAGGTAGTCGCCACCCTTGAAGATGACGTTACCGGCGCCCTTGTCTGCGGCGTAATACTGTGCGTTCTGCCACGAGGTAGAGGCAGTAAGCGACTTCGCCTGATAGGGATGGATGACAATCGCATAGAGCGACTGTCCGTTCACCTTCGCCATCCGAATCTTCGGGCTGGCCATCTGCGCCTTTCTCTTAACCACGCTGATTACTTCCGGGCCGAACAGGTTGTTGGTCGTGCTGTCAACCTCTGCGTCGGTGGCCACGCTTTCAATCACACCGGCGGCGGTCTGTCCGCCTCTCCAGAAACGGTTGGTAGAAGGTCCGTTTGCGGTGATTGTTCCGGCCGGGTTCGCCAAACCCGACAGGGCATAGATGAAATCCATCTCCAGCAATTCCTGGAGCCAGTCGGCCAAGCCGTCTTTGAACTCAACCCGCAGGTTGGCTAAAGACATCCGCACGGTCAATTTTCCGGTGGCTTTCACTGCGCCGGAAAGCAGGTGAATCTTCTGCGCGTAGTTGTGGAACACCATCGTCTCTTCCGAACCTTCCAGGGTTGCGTCGTCAACGATAGGCGTCCCGGTCAGTTTGGTTCTCAATCCGAAGGTGATTTGGTCGCCGCGGTCTTTGGTCAGGTCAAACTTCTGCTGTATCAAACTGTCGTCGCTCTTACCCACAAACTTGGTAAAAGCCATATTGATTAACGCCTGTTTGAACAGCGAGGCCGACCAGTGTTTTACGGCTAAGGCGTCGCTTGTTAAAATCTGTGTACCCATTTTCTATGCTCCTTTGTTTCTCTCCTTATCGGCTTCAATGGCCATCTTCTCTAACTGCTCGGCTGAATAGCCCCCGAATACTAATTCTTCCAGGGTCTTATCAGTCGCGGAAGGCGCACCGCCTTTGCCGCCTCGGAGAATAACCGGAGGTTCTTTGTCCGGTTCTTTTGGTTTAGGTTTAACTTCGTTGTCCGGTTTGACTTCTTCCGGCTTCTTAACCAGAGACATGCCGCTTGAGCCGTAGATATAAGCAAGTTCGGCAGGGTCTTGTGCTTCGGCTATGGTCTTTAACACTCTTTCCCGCCTGGGTTCAGGCAGGGAGGAAATGTAGGCCGGTAAACCTTTTTGTATCGCTTCTTCGTAGGCCGGTTTACCATCTGTCCCGTCGTGTATCGCCATCGCCAATTCCTTGCTTTCCTCCACCTGCTTAATCCGGGCCTCCTGCGCTTCTTTCAGGGCGTCCGCCTTCTTCTGGTCTGCCAGAATCCCCTCTTTGATGGTCCCGGCTTCAACTATGGCCCCATCTTCAAGGGCAAGGATGCGCTTTACCAGTTCCGATTGTTCCTCCGGCTTGGCCTGCGCTTCCCGGCGTTTGTGGCGTTCCCTGATAACTTCTTCCCGCAACCCGGCGTTAGCCTTCTCCAGGTCGGCTAACCGCTTCTGAAACTCGGCCATCGTTTCTTCCGGCTTCTTTTCGGGCGGTTCCGGCGTCTTCTCTGGTTCCTTCGATGGTTCTTTCTCTCCCGGTTCTTTTGCGCCTTCCGGGGCAGGCGTTTCTTTCTCTGGTTCCTTTTCCGGCTCTTTTTCGGCGGCCGGCGCTTCCGGTACTTCAATCTGCCCTTCCTGGACAAGCGTATCGTATTGCTCTTGTCCCAGTCCTTCTAATTCTTCCGGCTTAAAATCCTCTAACTTTTTAACAGCCATTTACTGCCTCCTTGTTACGGGGTTGGGCCCCCGGTTGAACCACCGGGAAGAACCGTCCCGGGTGCGGGTTGTGCCATCATTTCTTTCATCCGTTGCAAAATCTTTTCCTTGTAAGGAATGTCCGAAGCCTCCACCAAAACGTCCGGTGGAATCGGAACACCCATTTTTACCAGTTCCGTAAGTTTCATAAAGTCAACCATCCTCAAGGTAGGCGCCGATTTCTGGAACGAAATGCCGACTTTATATTTCTTCATCCCGTTGTCTTTCAGGATTTCGGCTACGCTTGCCTCAACCTCCGCGCCCTGTTCATCGGTTATCTTGACAATCTCATCCGGGGAATAAAGGCCGGACTTCTGGACGAAATCAACCAGCAGGGAACCCAAGAGCCGGTTTGAATACCGGAAATTGTCCATCACCGGCTCAATCAATACCGCCCCCTGCGATTGTCTCAACTGAAGAACGATACCCGGCTCCTGCTTGCCGGAGTTATAACCCATCAGGTCGGCATTGATACCGGATATTTCCTTAATGTCTGCTTCCGCCGCCTCCGCCGAATAAGAGGCAATCTGCGCTCCCTGCGCTCCGGTAGGGCCTACATTCTGCGGCTGGGCGGGACCTTTATACTTGACCACCCCGCCTACCTTGCTTACCTTCTTGGCAAACTCATCTTCGTCAAGTCCGGCGGAATCCGGCAACAGCCAGAGATTATTTGTCATCGTATTGACCACATGGAGGGCTTGACTTCGGCGTTTATTGACTTCCCGCTGCACATCCATCAACTGGTCAACCACGCCGAAGATATCCTGGTCTATCCGGTAGGCATAGAATGGAATGAAGGGAATTTTATTAATCTTGCCGATTGGGTTCTCAATATCCTGCAAGGTTGTGCCGCCGATAGTCGTAGCCAGGCAAAGGATTTTCTTGTTTCGTTTAACCACCCGGACGTCCTGAATAATGGTGGCGATAGACTTCACCTCTGCGTCCGTGCCTTGATGTTCCACCACTTCCCCGGTCTCCGGGTTGTGGATATAAGAAACCAGTTTATCTTTCAGATACCAGCACTCCTTGACCCTGATTTTGTCATTATGGCTCATCATCAGGGTGCGCTCGGTAACATCCCGGTACTCGTCGCCTTCCGAGTGCTGAATATCGTCCCCGTTGGTTATCTCGGTGGCGTTAATTTCCGCTATCTTGCCTGGAAAAGCGGCCCGTAATTCATCGGTTGACATCCATAACTTCTTGAACAAATACCCGGCGTCCTGCATACCATACTTCTGGCTGTTCGGGTCCGGGTAGATGTCATAGGGATTAAGGGATTCTAACTTGAGGTCGCCATTTATCGGGTCGTCGGAATAATCAACATAGCCGCCCAGCCAGGACAAGCCCTTAATGCACCCGGTCAAGAACCAATCGGAAATTTCATACTGCGCGTCATCGTCGTCCGTTATGCCTTTAATGCACGATGATAATATCTTGGCGTCCATCGCCGATGAACCCTTTTTATTGCTCATCACGATGTCAAACTTATTCTGGCGCTGGTAGCCGGAGAGGAAATAGACAACGGGGAATATCTTGTTAATCGTCAAATGCGGCTTCTTGTCCCGGTCTAATGCGGCAATCGTAGCAGAATCCCATTGCTTGTTAGGCAGAACAAAATCAGTCGCTTCCTTCGCCCGTTTGCAGAAGATGTTATGGCTGGATTCCGCCGCCTTCCACCACTCACTGAATTTTGAATTTTCCATAAAAAAAGCCCCTGCCATTAGGCGTATTGCCTAACAACAGGGGCATTCCCTCTTCGGGATTATCCCAATTACATCACGTTAAATTGTCAATTATTCCGGTTTTAATTCCTTTTTAAAATAAACCTTGCCGATTCCGCCTTCAAACAAATCAATCGTTATCCTTCCGGTAGACCTTCCGGCAATCAGCGACTTAATTACTCCGAAGAGCCAAATTGCCGTCTTTGCCATTATTGTACAATTATATAATTGTGTTTGTCAAGTGCCACCCCTGCGCCTGTCAAGCACTTGGCCGCACCAGAAGCAACGAGGCCAGCCCGTCAGCCAGATATGAAAGCCGAAGAAACAAAGAATATTGCGCCGGAACCTAAACCCCTTCGTGTATTGCATAATCATACGCTCATATACCCGCCGGTATCCTGCTTATGCTTATACCGGTACTCTCCCTCTGACCTTGCTTTTGGCTTGACAAACTGACTGCCCCAGATACCCATTTGAAAGTTATCGGCGTCGTCCGGGCTTCTGCTTATGCGCTTTTTAATCAAGGCCTTCTCCTCAATCCGCATAGTGCCCTTGCTACCGGAGGGAGGTAAAAATCGCACAGAGGTCAACTGCCGCCTTGTTTCGGTATCTTCAGGATAGGGTACTCTTCCCTCTTGCCATTCGGACTGCATATAAAACCAACCCTCGGCTCTCCTGTTCTCATAGCGCGGGTCGGTTGACTTCTCCGAGGAATTGAAATATTGAACCTCTTTACCCTGCTGCCGGAGATTATCAGCCACACCTACGCCTACGCCGATTACGTCCACGATGTAATTATCGCAATCCCACTTAGTCCCCATCTGAACCGCATACCCGGCTATCTTCATCGTGTCGCGCTCAAACAGCGAGAACTTATCCCTAACCTCTCTCTTGCGGAAATACTTGATGGTACATTCATCCCCGCCTAAGCTTGGGTCTATGCTGATGATTTTGGTGTCAGGTATGTTAGGGCTCCAGGACTCCCGGAACCGGGCTATCAAGTCAGGGGAGATAACAACAAACTGGTCATTGCCGATACCCCATAGGTTGAGGACGAACCGCTTAAACAGGGCCGGATTGCGCTTCTCCAACAACCGCCATGATTCTATCGTCTCTTTCGGCAGGTTATGGGCGTTAGCGAATGAATCGGCCTCCCAATACTGGAACCGGGTATCTTTATCCGGGTTATCCTTCCAGTAACGGTATTGCCAGTGGTTTTCATCCGTGGTGTTGCCGATCGCCATTACGCAATGTTGCTTGACACCATTGCGCCTACAGCGGCCGTCCAGTTTATCGAACACATCGGGGTTGTCTATCTCGTCCGTCTGCTCTACCCCGGCCCAGCCCAGGTTGATATTATTGAGAATATCAAGCTCTTTAGCGTGGAGAAACATCACAGTGCTATTGCCTACCTTCGCCTCTTTCTTTTGCTCGTTGATAGGAATCCCGGTATAGTCATACCAGTCTTTCATTGTGGAGGCCCTAAGGTCGGTGTATTCCTTACGGAAGATGGCGCCTAAATTATGCGGTGATTCCTCTGATAATCGCAATCCCTTGATTATCATGGCCAGAGTCTTACCAGTACCCCAGGCGGAGAACAAAGCAGGGAACCGGCAGGTAGAGAAGATAAAATCATCCTGGTACTGGTTTAATTCGACGCGCCACTTTTCAGCCACTCAAAACCCCCACAAACCGTTTAATATCACCGTTCCCTGACATTTTTCCTGAAATGTTGATAACCCTGTGCAAAACCTGTGAATTACGCTTTTTAGCCATTTTCACAATCGGAAACCGTTGCTATCATTACATCTATAAACGAAGTTAACACTTTAGTCATTACCCGACCTTCTCACTTTTATCCGCCGGTTTCCTGCCCTTACCGGCCCGGACAATTTCAATTACTTTCGTCTCGGAAACAGAGATATTTTCCTTTGCTTTCCCATACGCTCTATCAAGGAGCAAGTCAATCGCTCTCAACTTATGCGCTGTCCGGCCTTTCTTTGCGATAGTTTCCAATTCGGTTATCAAATCCGGGGCAATTTTCTTACATTTTTCAATAACATCAAACTTCTTTTCTGCCCCTACCCCGCTTATTTTCTTACCTTTTTTCTCCTTTAAAACCCTTTCCTTCTCCTCCTCTTCCCTTCTCTTTCTCGCCTGTTCCCTTTGCCATAATGCCGCTTTATAGTTCCTCTCTTTTTCTGCCTGCGTCAATTCTCTTTTCTTCTTCATTTTCCTAATCCTAATTTACATTACCCATAGCCAAAGTATTTTTATTTATTGCTTTTGCCTTTATCTTTATACATGCACTTTTTGCCCCGCTCTTTCTGTCTCTTTGCTTTTGGCCGCGGGTTTCGCTTCAACCAATCCCCCGCAATGTCCTCCGTTGCGCCAGTTGCCCTGTGTTTGGTGATTATCTCGTTTGCCATTGTGTAATTGTGTTGTTGTACAATCATTATACCGGGCTGGTTTTGTTTTGTCAAGGGCCTGGGGTATTTTGCCCTTTTATTTGACAATCCATCCGCGATTATAATAATCTAATAACCACCGTCGGAGAATATCACCACTTGACAAGATATCTGAGCCCGTGATATACTTGTACCCGTACGATTGACAATCTGGTTTGACTTGACAAAATGGGGCAAAACACAACAAGTAAACGAGCTGTTTTTTTATTAACCTTTAAAGCGGCGTATTGGACACAGGTTTCTCAGCCGCCGGAGCAATCCGGTTTGTTGTGTACCTGCCCCACCAGTGCGCCGCTTTACTTTTTAGGCGGTCGAAATGAAACACAAATGCCTGCGGTGCGGGTATGAATGGCCAAGCAAGGTTGATAAACCAAAGTCTTGCCCTGCTTGCCATAGTTACCATTATGACAGATTGCCTAAATATCCACAAAAAAAGCCAAAACAATGATAAATAATCATAATCATCATCATATACATAAGATACATTATCCGACATTGGTTCCTACCCCTTGTGTATCAATGACTTCTGCAAGTCAAAAACCGCAATCTGTTGTATCTACCCGTAATCTGTTAACTCCGCAAGAAAAAAAACGAATAGCCCGCCGAAATTATTATTTGTCCCATAAAGAGCAAGTGAAAGAAAAAGACAAAAAGTGGAGATTAGCAAACAGAGAACGGAAAAAAGAAACAATGCGATTGTGGCACGCTACACACCTTAAAAGAAAAACGGAGATTGAAAAAAAATACCTTAATACACCCAAAGGCAAAGAAACACAAAGAAAACGTCTTGCCAGAAGGCAACAACTTGGTTTTATCCCTTTAAACAAACCTTTTCCAGGTGCACACAAACACCACATAGATATAGCAAGAGTAATTTATATACCGAGAAAACTACATCGGAGCATAAAACATAGCGTATTTACAAATCTTAATATGGAAGTAATTAACCAAACGGCATTTGAATTTCTACACTCACAAGGGAGGCCCTTATGATTAAGAAGCCGGAACCCGCTCACGAAACAACGGAACAGCAATTTTTCCGCGCCTTTGACAAATTCCGTCTCGGTTATACCTTCCACCTGGCCGACAACACGATTATTACCGGATCCGTCCGCCGCTTAGGGAAATATAACATTATGATTGATACCCTACCCTCAAATGGTGATAAAAGCCGTGTCCTGGTGCTTTACAAACAAAATATCTGCTGGGTTGAACCGTTACCTATGAAGGAGGTAACCAATGGCTAATTTTGGTTGCGATTTAAGCCGCACGTGTCCGCCTAAACTGTTCTATGGACGTGGTCCAGGATTATCTGTTTATCCCGGCCAGCCCGGTCAACAATCGTTAAAAATGATTTCCGGCAGTAAGCCGGTGCGCTCCTACCCTGCCGGGCGAAGATGTACCGTTTGTAACTGTTTGCTATCCATCTATAATCCAGGTAACACTTGCGGAATACATAATGGCTAAAATTTCGACAAAAGAGGATGGCCGGCCGGGATTTTACTGGTATCCGAAAGACTGGATGGGTGCGGCTGATGTTGGTTTGTGTAGTTATGCCGCTCGCGGACTCTGGATGGAACTGTTAAACCTGATGTTTTTATCACCAAAAAGAGGGTATTTATTGCTACCAAATAATAACAAACCGGATAACAAAATGATAACAAAACTTTGCCGGGGTGATAGTGTGGAAGAAACCGAAAAATTACTAAAAGAATTAGAACAGAATAATGTTTACTCAAAAACTGAAGATGGTTGTATTTATTGCCGTGTAATGAAAGACCGAAGTGAAAAAGAAGAACAAATTAAACAAGCGCGGGCAGAAGCCGGAAAAGTGGGAATGTCTAAAAGATGGCATAACAAAAGTATAACAAGAAAGAATAACAAAACGATAACAAAAGATTTTCCCCCCGCGTCCCCGCGCGCGGAAAATGCAAAAGAAAAAGAAAGTATTTGTTTTGATGTTGTAAATGCTTTTGAAGATATTTGGGAGACTTACCCTAAAACACTTGGAAAGAAAAAAGCGTTGAAGCATTTTATCTCTTCCGTTAAAAGCGAAGTTGATTTCGAAAATATCAAAACAGCCCTGGCTAATTACAAGGCAAGCATAATTGGCAAGGAAGTCCAATATATTCAGCACGGCTCGACTTGGTTTAACAACTGGCGGGATTGGATTGATTATAAACCGGAACAAAACAATGGAAAAACCGAAAATAACTCCAGAATCCTCAGTTAAATCGCTGGCTGATTATAACGGCGAAGGTAAGATTATCTCCTTCCAGGAGCGGTGGGATTCTCTGCAACTGGATAAGGCGATAATCCATAACATCAAATCCGGCCTGCCTTATCTGGATACGTTAACAAGCGGTTTTGAAAGCGGGGAATTGATTATCGTCTCTGGGCCAACGAAGGGGGGTAAATCGCTTTTGCTTCAATCGCTAACCTACGCCTTCGGGCCCCAGAATGTTTTTACTGTGTGGTTTTCTTACGAGATGACCGCACTTCAATTCTTGCGCCGTTTCCCAGGTGCGCCGGTTATGCCGGTTGCGTTCCTACCGGAGAAGTTGGTAAAAAATACCCTGAAATGGATTGAAGAGCGAATAATTGAGGCAAAGATAAAGCATGATTGCAGGGTGGTAATGATAGACCACCTGGGTTTTATAGCAGACGACGAGATTGTGAGGGGAGAAAATCAGTCCCAGGCGTTGGGAAGGATAGTCCGGAAAATCAAAACGATGGCTATCAGGAACAATGTAATTATTTTCCTCATTCACCACATTGAAAAAATCCCCGCCGGAACCCGGCCATCGTATCACCACATGAGAGACAGCGGACTTGTGGCGTGTGATTCCGACAAGGTGCTGATGATTTGGCGGCTGGAAGACGACGAGCAGAAAGGATTATGTAACCGTTCTGATTTATCGGTTGAACTGGATAGGCGCACCGGGGCTTTTCAGAAGATTGATAATTTAATTTTCCAAAACGGCTTATTATACGAGGTTGAGAAGAAGCAAAAAGAACCGGAAAAAAAAGAACCCGATGGCGTATCTTGACGATTAGGGAGAAAACGAATGGAGAGTAAAACGGATGTCCGGGAACTATTAGACCAGGTTGACGCAACCAAAAAGGGCAATTGGGCTTATTACAACACGATTAAGCGTGAATTGGCTTGGATGTGTGGGGATATGTCCGTCAGAGAGCGGGTGGATTTTGATTTATTTGAATCAGCCCAAAAAGAATTGCAGATAATTTTGGAGATATAATGACGACGCCGGATTTCCGTGTTTTGTGGAATAAGCCGCTATTGGTTGGGTATCTTTCCGCCATTTATCCAGCGGATAAACCGAAATTTAAACGCTGGACGGTAAAACAATTGAAAGCGGTAATTATCAAGGTGTGTAAACAAGAGCCGCAACAGCGGCACATTTGGGGGTAGAGATGAAAATTACGAATGAGTGGTTGCAGGAGAAGACGGCGTGTGTTGAAGGGGTTGAGTGGTGGAAAGGTTGCGGGGAAACAAACGGCAAGAAGGTGGTGGAGAAATTGGTCGGTGCAGACAAACTTGACTGGGCTAACTGGCTGATTGTGCGGATTATGGACAGGCCGCAGGTAATTCGGTACTCAATTTTTGCGGCCGAGCAGGTAATCGACACCTACGAAAAAAAATACCCGGATGATAAGCGCCCACGGCTGGCAATTGAGGCAACTAAGAAGGTACTGGAAGCGGACACAGAAGAAAATCGTTCGGCTGCTGATTCGGCTGCTGATTCGGCTTATTCGGCTGCTGATTCGGCTGCTTATTCGGCTGCTTATTCGGCTGCTCGTTCGGCTGCTGATTCGGCTGCTCGTTCGGCTGCTTATTCGGCTGATTCGGCTGCTTTCCAAAAAATGCAGAATAAAATTCTGAAATATGGCCTTGGGTTATTGGGGGACAAATGAAAATCTGCAAGCTCGGCGACCGGATAGACTGGCAGAATCGCATAGGGGAGAAGGTCCGGCAGAGGAAGATTAATCGGCGCAAGGCAAGGCACGATAAGTTATTGGTCAAATTTTGCGCTGGAATGACTAATGGCAAGATATGGGAGGTAAAGTAATGGAAAATTTGATGATATGTCCAGAGGCGGAAAAGTGCAAGTATAAGTGTAAATTTCACGGAATTCCGCATAGGGAGGGGATTTCTTGTAAAGATATGTGCAGAAATAATTTAAGTGCTAATGAATGTATCCCCTACACGGAGGCAAAGGAGGCGAAAATGTTTAAAGTCGGCGATAAGGTGCGGCTGGTGAGTCATGACGAAAAATGGACAAAGTTGGATGGTCTACAAATTGGGGGAATATATACAGTTAGGCAAACATTTTTAAGTCGTTTAAGTTTCCAGATTTGTGAACCAACAGAAAATAATTATTGGTATAAACAAGAGAGTTTTCAATTAGCGGAGGAGGATTGTATGGATGACAAATATGTAGCGGCTTGTAAGGTAATTGACGGTATGAAATCTATTTGCGGCGAAGGTAAGAAAGAGGTCAAGAAATTGGCGGCCAGTCTATTAGGCGTGGAGGTGAAAGAAGAACATCACTGTAAAACGGGTGATGTTTTTTCTGATAAGGGTACGATTTTAGTTATTGTTTCCACCGGATTTGGAGGTGTTGGTTATGTAATGACTAATTTATCGGAGGGTGGGTCGTGGAGAAAAACCGGAAAAGAACCAAGTGATTTTAATGAGATGGTTAAGGAATATAAATTCATCGGCCACGCCAGCGAAGTATTGAGGATAGTTGAGAAATGAATAAACCCCAGGAATGGCTGGATTTGGAAACTGACCTTGAAATCCAGAATAAGATGGCTTATGGATTACTGGTAGCCCTAAATTGGATAGAACAGGGTAGGAAACCGGCTAATCTGCGGCAGGAAACAGGGCAAGGTGAAAAAATTGCGGTCAAACAGGTAGTGGAGTATCAATATGACGGACAATTTCAAATTTGACCCAATCAACCATGAGTATTTTTCCGGCACCCGTAAATTGCCGAGCGTTACGGATATTGTCGGGGACGTATGCGGTAATCCGCAATATGCCAACGAATTTCA